ACATATCAGAACATTGAGGCGTTGGGTTCAGCGTTCTTCAAGTACACGCTGCTTGGTTGGGTTCGCCGTCTGGAATCAGCGTTCAGCGAAATGTTGCCACGCCCACAATCTGTGCGTTTCAACCCAGAGGAATTCCTGCGTGCCGATTTGATGACCCGTGTGAACGCTCAGCAGAAGCAGATCATGTCTGGAACTATGACACCTAACGAGGCTCGTGAGATTGAGAACCGTGAGCCATATGAAGGTGGGGATCAGTTTGTTCTTGGTGTTGCTGGAACAGTTGTTGCTGGCATTGAGGGTGGAGAGTTGCCAACTATCGGAACTGATGCAATCCCACCTGAAAGGTAATTATGAAAGCGTACAAGAAAACAGTTACAGATACAGTCGTTGAGTTAGTTCCAAGAGACAACATCAATCGCCCTGTGTATTTACAGATTGAGGGAAACAACACTGTCTATATCGGTGGTGCTGATGTGACTGCAGCACAGGGATTCCCTATTGCAAAACACGCTGCACCAATTCAGGGTGGGCTTGGTGCAGGTGATGGGTTATGGGGAATCTGTGCATCAGGTCAAACAGAAGTGATCCGTATTATCACGATTGATGCGGACTGATCATGCCATTTGATGTTGGAGATTTTGTTTCATGGAACTCGTCAGGTGGCAGGGCACGGGGGCGCATTGAACGGATTGAACGAGACGGAACAATAAACATACCTAACAGCGAGTTCACTGTTACAGGAACAGAGGACGATCCTGCTGCTCTGATCCGTGTATTCCAGAAACAGGATGACGGTTACGAACCATCTGACACGCTCGTAGGTCATAAGTTTTCAACACTGACCAAAATAGACAGTTTGCCGAAACCATCAGCGAATAGGAATCAGATGTTCGTTGATGCAATAGACATGGCGATCTCTATTCTCAATCAAGCAAAGTTGTCGTATGAATCTGATGAGGATGAGGATGAGCCAGAGGAAATGTACGAGGATTCAGAGCGCAGGGCTGTGGATCTTTCTGCGCCTGCGTTCATGCGAGCATCAGCCAAGCGAGGGTTGGCACTGCATGAGCAGGGGTTGTCTGGTGATGGGCTAGTGCCACAAACAGTTGAAGATGCACGGAAAATGGCTGCAGGTCAGATAACAGAAGCGAAATGGCGCAAGATCGGTGCGTGGATCGCACGCCACATTGACGATCTGGATGCTGTTCAGGGTGATGAAATCACTGCAGGTTTGGTTGCCATGTTGCTGTGGGGTGGTGGTTCATCAAAGGCATCAGCACGCAGGGCACAGGAATATGCGTATCGTATTGTGGAAAGATTAGATTCAGAATAGTAAGGTAGAAAATTATGAGCGAACTTGTGCAGTGGATAGCAACAGAAGTTGACGAGAAGCGCAGCATTGCGTATTCCAATTTGGAAGTTCGTTCAGAGAACGAGGGAAGAACCATTGTTGGCTACGCCGCAATTTGGGATTCACCATCTGAGTACATGGGATTCACAGAGTTTGTTAAGCGTGGTGCGTTCTCAAAGACTTTGAATGATGGTGCTGATGTGCGTTTGCTGATTGACCATGAAGGCGTACCGTTGGCTCGCTCAAAGTCTGGCACTCTTGCACTTGAGGAGGATGAGCGTGGTCTGCGTGTTGAGGCAGAACTTGATCCAATGAATCCTGATGCTGCACGAATCATGTCTGCTATGAAGCGTGGCGATCTCTCACAAATGAGTTTTGCGTTTCGCACAGTAAAGGATTCATGGAACGCTGATCGTTCTGTTCGTGAACTGCGTGAGGTGCAACTGTTTGATGTGAGCGTTGTTACCTTCCCTGCCTATGAGGAAACAGTGGCAGAGTTGCGCAAACGAAATGAGCCTGTTACTGTTGCACCAGTTTCTACATTGAGCCTGCGTAAGAATCAGGTGGCTTTGCAGAAACTACGCAGCCGTTAGACAGCCGACTGAATAAGTCACTGACCTCCTAACACTGAAAGGAAACACACATTCAAATCAGATGATCTTGGAGGTCATTATGTCATTTAGTAAATCACTTATTGAAAAGCGTGATGCTGCGCTTGCAAAGGCAGATGCCATTGTTGCAGCAGCACAAGCAGAAGCCCGTGAACTCTCACCAGAACAAGACGCAGAAATCGTTGCAGCACTTGATGAGGTTCGTTCATTGGACGAGCAGATCGCAACCCACAGCGAACTTGAAAAGCGTTCGGCTGAGGCTGCAGAACTTCGCAAAGAAAAGAAGTTTGACGCTGTTGCATCACCAGCAGTAGTTAAGTCAGAAGCACGCACCTACAGCCCACAGGCTGAAGTTTCGTTCGTTGCTGACGCATACGCTGCACAGTTCAACAACGACTTCTCTGCAAAAGAGCGTCTCGCACGCCATATGCAAGAGGAAAAAGTAGAACGCCGTGATGTGACCAGCGCAAACTTTGCTGGTTTGGTTGTTCCACAATTCCTTACCGATCTGGCTGCACCTTTCGCTCGTGCAGGTCGCCCGTTCTTGGATGTTGCTCGCAAGCATCAACTCCCTGCATCTGGTTTGACCATCAGCATCAGCAAGGTCACAACTGGATCTGCAACCGCAGTACAAACTGAAGGTGCAGCAGTTCAGGAAACCAACATGGATGATACGAAACTTGATGTTTCGGTTGTCACTGTTGCTGGTCAGCAGAATGTGAGCCGTCAGGCTCTTGAGCGTGGCACAGGCATTGACTCGTTGGTAATGGCGGATCTAGTTTCTGCATACAACACCAACCTTGATTCATTGTTTGTAACCACCAGCGCAACATCACTAACCAATGTGATCACGCAGGTTGTCACCTACACTGACGCTTCACCATCTGTTGCTGAGTTGTATCCAAAACTGTTGGATGCTGTACAGCGCATCCAGACCAACTACTTCGGTGGACCGAACTTCATTCTGATGCACCCACGCCGTTTGGCTTGGATTCTTTCAGCACTTGACACCACGAACCGCCCATTGGCAGTGCCAGTAGGCAACGGTGCGTTTAACGCTGTTTCAGTTGGTCAAGGTTCAGTTGTTTACGGCAACTCTGGCTACACGATTGCAGGCTTGCCAGTAATCACTGATGCCAATGTGATCACAAACAACGGTGCTGGAACGAACGAGGATGTCATCATTATTGGTAACACCCAAGAAGCCCACCTGTGGGAACAGGGTGATGGTTCGCCAATGATGTTGCGCTTTGAGCAACCAAAGGGTGCTGAACTTGATGTTCAGATGATTGTGTACGGATACAGTGCGTTCACTGCTAACCGTTATCCAAACGCCTTCGCTCTCGTTGGCGGCACTGGATTGGTAACACCAACCTTCTAAAGCCGATACCTACATTTCGGATTAGAGCCGAAAGACCGCCAGCACTTTTGAACGGTGTTGGCGGTCTTTCTTTTTTCTACCGTGTATGATCAACGACTATGAATAAACAAATAGAAGCACTACTCGTTGAGCGTGAAGGATATGTTCGCAGAGGGTTGAAAGATCGTGTCGCTGCGTGTGATGAGGCATTGCGTGCATTGGGGCATTCGGTTAAGACACCAGAGGTTGAAACTGCGAGCATTGAACCTGTAGCAGAGCGTGCTACACGCAAGGCTGCACCTAAGCGCAAGGCGTAACTAATGGCAATCGTAAACGGTTACTGCAGTTTGCAGGATGTGAAGTCTGCCCTGCGATTAACAGACAATGTTGATGACGGACTGCTGGAGAAAGCGATTGAATCAGCATCTAGGCGCATTGATGGATACTGCGGCAGGTTCTTTTATAAGTCCTCATCTACATCAATCAACATTTACCCAATCAACGAGTATCTGTTGCGTATGCCACAGGATCTAGCAACCAGCACAGTGACAATCAAGATTGATACAGAAGCAAACGGCACATATGCAACCACGCTGACACAGGGAGTTGATTACATCCTTGAGCCAACTAATGCTGCGCTTCGGGGCTACCCGTATGTTCATGCTCGTATGGTTGGAGGTGCAACATTCCCTTTGTTTGTGACCCCATCATTTCCAACGGTTCAAGTCACTGCACAGTGGGGTTGGAACGCTGTTCCGTCTGATGTTTCGCAGGCTTGCGTTCTGCTTGCTATGCGCCAGTTCGCCCGTCTAAACGCTGCGTTAGGTGTTGTAGGTTTCGCTGACATGGCGTTGCAGGTTCGGGCTGTTGATCCTGATGTGCGTGATCTGCTGAATCAGTATGTGGTGTTTGGGGCTATCTGATGCCAGCAACGGTTTCCCAAGTTGCAACAGGGCTGCAAACAAGGCTGGCAACGATAACAGGGCTGCGCACTTTCAACTACCAGCCTGAGCAAGAGAACCCACCATTTGCGTATCCTCAGATCAACAGCATCAACTACCACAGAGCATATTCAGGTGGTGATGTTGTCATGGACTGGACTATATATGTGGTTGTTGGTCGCTATTTAGATCGCACAGCCCATGCACAGTTAGATGATTACCTGTCATATTCTGGCACTAAGAGTGTGCGTGCAGCGATAGAAGGCGATCCGACACTTGGTGGCGTATGTTCAACTCTCATAGTACGCTCAGGTGCAGACATAACAAGTCTTGACGCTAACGGCGCACAGTTCTTGGTAATCCAAATGCAGGTAGAAGTTCACGGATAGGACACATCACATGACAACTTACAAAGTTTTAAGCGACAGGTTTGCGCTTGGCGAAAAAGGAAAGACAGTGGACAGTGATGCTCTTGTTGGGTGTAACATTGAGGCATTGGTTGAAGCAGGACATATTGCGGAAGTCAATGCGAAAGTTTCAAAGTCAGTAACAAGCGAACAGGATAAATAATCATGGCTCAAATCGTTCTCAAAGATGTTGGAATCACTATCAATGGCACGGAGTTGTCTGATAGATCAAACTCTGTTGAAGTGAATTACGAAGTGGAGTCAGTAGAAGTAACAGCGTTTGGTGGCAATCGTTCGTTCGTTGGCGGTTTGCAGAACAACACTTGCACAGTTGAACTAATGCAGGACTTCGCTGCAGCAAATGTTGAAGCAACAATCTTTCCGTTGGTCGGAACACAAACAACAATCACTTTTGAGCCAATTAAGTCCGCTGGATCACCCTCAGCAACAAACCCGACCTACACCATTACGGGTGCATACCTCGCCAGTCACACACCGATTTCTGGTGCTGTAGGTGAGTTGGGCATGACTTCGCTGACATTTACTGGTGGAACGCTGGTTAAGACAGTCGCATAAATAATCAAAACAATTAGAAGGAGATCGCAATGAAAATTGCTTTAAGTGTTGAGTTTAATGACGGCACAAAGTCTGATGTTGATGCTGTGTTTGCTGACTTTGTTGCGTTTGAGCGAACATGGCAGCGCAGCGTTGCACGCTTTGAAACAGAGATTCGCCTAACAGATCTCGCATGGTTGGCGTGGCACAGCGAAACACGAACACGGAAAACGAACTTGAAGTTTGATCCTGATTGGATCAACACTGTAACTACGGTTGAGATCCGTGAGGAAGCAGAAGTCCCAAAAGCCGACTAGGTGACGATTCGGCACACTGGATCGTTGCCTACCTAGCGTGTGAAACAGGGATTGCGCCGACAGCGTTGTTGGATGAGGGAGATGTGATGATTCAAGCCATGCTTGATTATCTGACAAAGAGGGCTGAGCGTGCTAATCGCAGACGGTAGTACAATCGTGTGCTATGGGAATCAAAGTGGATGTTTATGGTGTGCGTGAAACGCTTGCAGAGTTGCGCAAATATGAGCGTCAAACTTACACACGCATATCAAATGACTTGAAATCATCTGCTGATCCTGCTGCTAAGGCTGTGGGGCGTGCGTTCCCTGATGAGCCGTTGATGAACTGGCACACATCTGGAGGCAGGCTTGCAACTAAATCTAGGTTGCCTCCTTACAATGGGTCGTCAGCGAAAAGAAAAGTAAAAGTTGCTGTTATAACTAAACAGCCAAAAGGAAACAACCAGCACGGACTGATCCGTTTGCAACAAATGGATGCTGGTGGTGCGGTTTATGATCGTGCAGGATCGGCAACAAAAGCGTTGAGTGGCTCTGCTGCTTCGGCAGGACAGAAGTTTGTTGCAAACCTTGACAAGCGTTCAAAGCAGTCATCAGGGGATCAGTTCCGTTCCCGTGTATTGTATCCTCACACGAAAAAGAATCTCCCGTTGATTGAACAGGCTGTTGAGGTTTCTATTCGTAAAATTGATGGTGAAGTACAGAAGCGATTGAACGGATAACCCTATGGCAGTTGGCGTAAACATAGTCAGTACCTTTGACAGCAAGGGCATCAACAAAGCAATCAAGGATTTCCAAAAGATAGAGGGCGCAGGAAACAAGGCTACATTCGGTCTGCGCACAGTAGATAAAGCGTTCACGAACGGTGCGAAGAACATTGCAAAATATGGTGGATTGCTCGCTGCAGGTTTAGGTTTAGCAGCAACCCAGATGGTCAAAGGTGCAGAGTTAGCAAAGCAGGCAGATGATCGCTTGTTGGCTGTTTCTCGTTCTATGGGGATCTTTGGGGCACAATCTGATGTTGTCGCACAGCGTTTGATGAAGTTGGCAGATGCTCAGGAATATGAGTTGGGTGTTACAGCCGAAACGATCAAACTGACACAAGCAAAACTGCTCACCTTCAAAGAGTTAGCGATGACAGCAGATGAGGTTGGTGGCGCATTTGATCGTGCAACTACGGCTGCTGTTGATCTCGCTGCTGCAGGTTTCGGTGAGGCATCACAGAACGCCACCCAACTTGGTAAGGCGTTGAACGATCCAGTGAAAGGCATCACTGCGCTTGCTCGTTCTGGTGTGACTTTTACAGAGCAAGAAAAGGCAAAGATCAAGGCACTTGTTGAATCAGGCAAGATGCTTGAGGCGCAGGACACGCTGTTGAAGGCGATTGAAACGCAGGTTGGTGGAACAGCAGCCTCAACAGTTACGGCAACATTCAAGATCGGTGCAGCGTTCGGTCATGTTAGGGATGTGGTCGGAACTTTGCTGTTGCCGTTGTTTGAGAAGTTCGCCGATTTTATGGTGAACAAAGTTGTGCCATATGCGACAAAGGTTGAAACAGCGTTTGGTGAAAAGGGTGTTGCTGGTGGGCTGAAAATGCTGGCAACAGATTTCCTGAATGTGACAACGAACATGGGTGCGTTCGGTAACGCACTGTTGGCTTTAGTTGCTGTTTTCACGGCTATCAAACTTGTCTCTATTGCTGCAGCGATCTCAGTCAAGTTGTTTGGTGTGGCGTTGCTATCCAACCCGATTGGCATTTTCATTGCATCTGTTATCGCTTTAGGTGTTGCAACTGTGGCGTTGTATATGAAGTTTGAAATCGTGCGCAAGGTTGTCAACTCTGTAATCAACTTCATTATCGGCATCATTCAGAACTGGCTGAACGCTTGGATTGGGGTGATCAACGGCATCATCACAGGAATCAACCTGCTGATCAAGGCGGCGAACTTCTTTGGTGCAGGGCTTACAGAGATCGGCAAGATTGGTGAAGTTGAATTTGGTCGTATCGGTGACGCTGCTGACAGCGCACGAAAGAAGATCGGAAGCGTTGCTGAAGTTGCTGGTGCTATGCGAGCAAAAGAAGGTGGAGTTAATCAGACCATCAAACAGATGAAACTGCTCGCTGCTTCTGCTGCTGGAGAGGATGGGAGCGGAAGTGGTGGTGTGGCTAAGGCTGTGGAAACTGCAAAGGAGAAACTGCAGAAATATATTGATGCGTTGAAGGGCATGAGTTCGGCACAAAAGTCTGCCCGTGATGCTGACAAGTCGCTGATGAAGTCACGCACCAGCCTTGCTGATGCAACAACGAAACTGACTGATGCACAAGCGTATTTCAATCAGGTGGTCGCTGGTTATGGGGCGAACAGCAAGCAGGCGAAGGATCGTCAGGTCGCTTTGCAGAAGGCTCAGCGTGCTGTTGAGCGTGCTGGTTATGATGTAGAGGGTTCGGTGTTCGCTGTTACTAAAGCAGAACAGGATCTTGCTGATCTTCGTAAAGATCCTGAGACTTCGGCGCAGGCTATCCGTGAGGCTGAGATTTCGCTTGCTGAGGCAAAGTTGTCTGTTAAGGATGCGACTGATGCGCAAGTTGAAGCGACTGATGCGCTCACTGAGGCTGAGACACTGTTGGATGAGGCTGTGAACGGTGCGAAGGAGGGCAGTGATGCCTACACGGAGGCGTTGGACAAACTTAATGATGCGAAGAAAGCACAGGTTGATGCGACTGATGCAGTGACAGAGGCGTTGGAACGACAGAAGGATGCTGTTGATCGTTTGCGTGAGGCAGAGGAGAAAGCGCAGGCAGCCCGAACAGGTGTCGGTGCTGGTGCTGCTGCTGGCGCAGAAGCAGAAGTCGGTGTTACTCCACCTCCAGTGGCGCAGGGTGGTGCGTTCGGTTCGTTCATGGAGGCTGTGCGTGGGCTACATCCAAACGCCAAATCACTGAAATCAAGCACACCTGTAACGGATGCTCGCAAGGCGTTTCCAAAACTCTACGCAGAATATAAAGCGAAGGGGCTTGCTATGGCGCAGGGTGGAATTGTTACCAAACCTACACAGTTGTTGGCAGGCGAGGCTGGTGCAGAGGCGATTATTCCGTTAGACAAACTGCAATCAGGCATGACAGTTAATGTCACAATCAACGCTGGTATGGGAACAGATCCAGCGAAACTTGGTGATGAAATCGTTGATGTGCTGACCCGATATCAACGCAGGAATGGTGCGCTACCACTGAAGGTTGCATGACATGACAACAATGGCATGGGGCGAGGATATCCAAATATTCATGGAGTTAGGGTTTCCTGCTAACCCTTTCACTCTGGATGATGCTGTGCTTGGTGTTCTGGATGAGGATTTTCTTGACGGCACTTTGATCGGTGATGATGTGTCACCATACGCTCAAGAGGTTTCTATTTCACGGGGTCGCTCTGATCAGTTGCAGAACTTCAACGCTGGAACATGCAGCGTGCGTTTGCTCAACCGTGATCGCAGATTTGACCCAATCAACGAGAGTTCCCCATACTGGAACAGCACGCTAGGAGTGTCTGGTGTTGCGCCACGCCGAAAAGTCACAGTGTTCTCTGGTGGAGTTGCGTTGTTCACAGGGCGTATCACAGACATAGATGTTTCGTATGAGCCAAACAGACCTAACGCAACTAGCGAAAATAGTTATGTAACAATCACTGCATCAGATGATTTTGTGCTGTTGGCAAACACATTTACAGAGAACCCGATAACGCCAACTCAAGAGTTGTCTGGAACACGGGTAACAAACATCCTTGATCTGCCAGAAGTTAGTTACCCTGCGACTAGAGACATTGATGCAGGGTCGGCAACTTTGGGTGGTGGGGCAACATTTGACATTGGTGCGAACACGAACATCCTCACCTATCTGCAATCGGTGGCTACTAGCGAACAAGGATATTTCTATGTTGCAGCGAACGGAGATCTGACTTTTACGGATCGTATCGCAGCCTCGTTTGCAACGATCAGCGCATACTTCTCTGATACTGGTTCAAATATTCCTTACACCAGCCTGTCTGTTATGTATGGTCAAGAGTTCTTATATAACAAGGTGGTGTGTTCTGTTGAGGGTGGCACAGATCAGACGGTTAATGATGTTGCCTCACAAACGGAATATGGGATTTCAACGCTCAATCTTTCAGGGCTGTTGCTGGTTGATGATGCTGCAGCCTTGACATTGGCAACCGATTTGCTGGATAGGTACAAGTTGCCTGAATACAGGTTTGACAAATTGCAGACCATTTACAATCCGTTGAACTCTGTGAAGCAGGCTGATTTGACAGCGATTGATATTGCAGATGTTGTGAGCATCACACGCACCTACCCAACGGGAACACCTGCCAGTGTCACTAAGGAATACAGCATTGAGAACATCCGTCATGTGATCAGCCCTAGTTCTCACACTGTTGAGTTTGGGCTGGCTGTTGCTGATCTGGTGTATCCGTTCACGCTGGATGATGCAACCTTTGGTGTTATGGATTCTACAAACGCTCTAACATAGGGTGTTACACTAGGAGGCATTATGGCAGGCGCAGGCGCAAAACTCTTTACCAGTGGCAGTGTTCTTACTGCAGCACAGGTCAATACCTATTTGATGGATCAAGCCGTAATGAGGTTTGCGGATGCAGCAGCCCGTGACGCAGCGTTTGGTGGCGCAGGTGAACCAACTCTTGCAGAAGGGATGCTTTGCTATCTGATGGATACGAACAGCCTTCTTTATTACAGTGGAACATCTTGGTCTGCTCTTGGTGAGGATGATCAGTTTGTTTTAAGTTCACAGGTTTTCGGATAAAGGAACAACAACATGGCAACATTTAGCAAGCAAATACTTAGTGGTTCAACTGATGGTCCTT